TGGGTGGATTATGCATCACCACGGCACCCACGAAACGTCAGGTGATTGAACTGCTGTGGGGCGAAATTCGCAAGACCCACGGCAAAAAGAACTTACCAGGAGAACGAGGACAAACCTTTCTCAGAGTCAGTGAAGAAGCGAGAGCCTTTGGTTTCACTGCCTCAGATACGAACTCCAACGCCTTTCAAGGCGTGCATCACGAGTATTTGCTCGTCATCGAAGACGAAGCCTGCGGTATCTCCAATGAGATTGACGAGGGTGCTTCGTCATGTGCCACCGGTGCAAACAACCGATTTCTTAGAATTGGCAACCCGATCGAAACGGGTGGATCGTTTGAGAAAGCCTGCAAGCGCAAACACATCCGCATTCCAGTTTGGGACCATCCCAACGTGGCTTGGGCGTATCAACCGGATTCAGAAGGGGTGTATCGCCTCAAGCCAGAAGTTAGAGCCGTCATCTGCAATGACGAGGGCGAGGTTTTACCCCCGTCCCAATGGGCAGAGTGGTGTCCTCAAGACAAAATTCCGGGTGCCGTGTCGATCGGGTGGATTGAAGAAGCCAGAGCAAAGTATGGTGAAGGCTCTGCCTACTGGCAATCACGGGTTGAGGGCTTCTTCCCTGAAGACTCGGCTCAATCAGTTATCCCGCGATCGTACTTTATTGCAGCGCGGCGTCGATATGACGCCAATCCTGCCTACTGGGACGCCCAAGCAGAACCTCACGATTCTCGCTTTGGCTTGGATGTGGGTGATGGCGTGGATGAACACGGTTTATCGCGCTGGCGTGGCGCTGTGCTTTATAGCATTCGTGCAATGCCTACCAAAGGCGACATGAAGGACTCTAGCCGCGCCGTAGGCTTGGCAGTTCAAGGGCTGAAAGAACATCCGGGAACGGTCACCGTCGATCGCTCTGGCGGGTTTGGATCGGGTCCACTCGATTCGCTGATTGAGCAAGGATTCTCAGCAGGCGGTGTGCATTGGGGACAGGCAGCGGAGAATGCGGCTGAATATCTCAATGCCAAGGCAGAAGACTTTTGGATGCTGCGTGAAGCGATGCGGCTCCAAGAAGTCGCGATCGCACCCCTCGGAGATTTGGAAGACCGAGCGATGGAAGACTTAGCAGGAGTGTATTACGAAACCACATCAACGGGAAAAATTCGCATGGAGGATAAGGAGAAGACGAGAAAACGATTGCACCGTTCGCCTGATGCTGGAGATGCGATCGTGATTGGGTTTAGGAAAGCGAATACTGCTGACTGGATTGGAGCCATTTAGATGTCAATTTATACCGATTTAACCGAAGCATTAGCGTTTGTGAAAGAGCTAACGAGCATTAGCGATCGCGATGTGATTCTGAGCCAAAAATTAAAGGTGTCGGCGGGCAAGCTGAAAGCGGACACTGCGATCGAAGGAGTGACGGTTGCCAGTGGGACGATTATCTACCGCAGCTACTACGTATCAGCTAAAGCCTTGCAGCAGAACCGTAGGGATGTCAGCATCAAGCAAGCCGATGGGGTTACATTCAGTGGTTTGGTGGGGATGATCGACTCCCTCATGGATGAACAACTCGCGATCGACTTAGCACTAGATCTTGATGTGCCCAATGGGTTTATGGCAACGACTGACCTGGATGGTTCAATGAATGCGACGAGTGGATCTCCTGTAATGAGCGTTATTGCAGGATAGGAACTCTGAGCCAGAATCGCGTTGAGCTTCTGGGAATGAGTGACGAAACAACGGCAATTGACCTTGTACGGAATGATGGGGCTTTACTCAATGCCTTTGGCTCGATCATTGGCAACCGTAACACTGGGCTGGGGCAAGCGGGGCGCGACAAATTCCTCGACACAGGAATTAACACAATTGTTGTCCCGCTCGATCGCTCGGAACTTCACGCGCTCTATCGAAATGTCAAGCTATGCGAGAAAGTTGTAGACCTACTCCCCAAAGCCGCCACAAGTAAAACATGGCTGGAAATTACCGTCGGCAAAGGACGCAAAAACATCCCTGCTAAAGCAATTCAGTATGCTAACGATTTGAAGCTTCGTGATGACGTGAGAGAGGCAGCCATCCTTGGACGGCTCGAAGGTGACGGCTTCATTGTGATGGGGATTGATGACGGGCAGCCCCCAGAACAGCCAATCAATGAGAAAAACATTCGGCAGATTTCGTGGCTAGAAGTTGTCACTCGATATCAACTCACCCCAGAAACCAACACAGGACGACCCGGAAACCCAGAGTTTTACCGTCTGGCGTTGCCTCAGAACCAAGGGCTAGGGAACGGCATGACGTTTGGGCGGATTCACCGATCGCGGGTTCTGCGATTTCCGGGTAAGCGGCTCTATGGTGACATGCTGAGCTACAACAGCCACTATCACGACTCGGTGCTGCTGAGCTTTTATCAGTCATTCATCAAGTATTTGACGACGATCGAATACAGCGTCCGTATGGTGCAGGATTACGATGTGTTCATCTACAAGCTTAAAGGCTTGGCACAACTGATTCTGCAAGGAAAGCAAGACGATATTCTGAAGCGCTTCCAAGCAATTTTGCTCTCTAAATCTGCCCTGGGTGGATTGGCGATGGATAGCGAGAACGAAGACGGCGAGTATGTCAGCCGCAACTTTAGCGGGTTGAAGGACTTAATCGAGGCGATGAAAGATGACACCTCAGCCGCCGCCGCCATGCCCCCCACCAAACTGTGGGGAAGCTCTCAAAAATCTGCGCTCTCCAACAGTTCTGAAGGTGACAAATACGAATGGGCGGACTGTGTTGAGGATTATCAGGCTGAAGCGATCGATGAACAGGTCAGCGAATTTTTTCGCCTTAGTTTCTTAGCTCAGAATGGCTGCACGGGTGGCAGAGTGCCGGAAGGATGGAGCCTCAAATATAGGTCAGTGCTGAAGCTGAACTTGAAAGAACAGGTTGAGTTACGCGGTAAGCAGACTAGAGAAGTTGATGCGCCGTCGATCGCAATGGGGACGCTTTCTCAAGAGGAAGTCCGGCAAGGGGCGTGGGGAGGTTCCGAGTACTCGATCGAGCGACAAATCCTCTCGAATGAGTTGCCTGTTACACCGAGCCAGAAGTTGATGGAAGCAAAGCAATCTCAACCTCAACAACCGAATCAGCAGAAGCAGCCCGGGCAGAAACAGGATTCGTTACGCACGGATGACAGCACGCCCACAAAGAAGATCATTGATTTCCACGGGTTCAAGTTAGGACTGCAATATCTACCCTTCGATCAGCGTCACGGGAGGCTGTTGCCCGTTGCCTACGGGCACATCCAGAAGACGAAGGGTGCGGACGGCATGGCGGTGGATTGCTATTTGGGCAGCAATTTTGCCAGCAAAAAAGTTTATGCGATCGCGCAACACATCAACGGGCAATTCGATGAAGAGAAGCTGATGCTGGGCTTTGACGCGGCAGCGCAGGCAGAGCAAATTTACAAACAAGTGATGCCTGCTGAGTTCTTTGGTGGAATTCGTGAGATATCAATTTCTGATATCAACCAGTACAAAACCGACGCTGCTGAGCCATTGAAGATTGAAGGTGAGGTGCTGAGTGAAGGTGAGTATGATGCGATCGCAGATATTGACCAAGCCGATATTGATGCTGCGTTGAACGATTGGAAGCGATCGGCTCCTGACAAGTTTAAGGGGCTGCTCGATGGTTAACCTTAGTGACCTGTTGCCAACTCGACTAGATTCCCCGAACTTTACTTGGGATGCTCGATTGCAGCGCTATCGCTACGGTGATTCGGGCAAGTTCGTTCCCAGAGAGGCGATGCTCAATCTCCAGAAGGGATATGTGGAGGCAGTCAAAGCAGATTTGCAAACGGTGGGCGGGCTGCTGGCAGATGGCAAAATCAGCCTGCGAACCTGGCAGGAAACCACTGCCAAGACGATTAAGACGCTGCACATTAATCAAGCCATTTTGGGGCGTGGTGGAGTCGATCGCATGTCATCGGCAGATTATTTAGCCGTAGGTCGGGAGTTGCGATCGCAGTACAAATACCTTAGACAATTCGCCACAGACCTAACAAAAGGCACGATGACCCGTGCCCAGTTTGAGCAACGCCTGAAACTGTATGCCAATGCTTCCGGCATCAGCTTCTCACAGGCAGAGCAGCAAAACTCAAAAGACAACGGCGATCGCTACATGCGAAGGCGTCTGCATGCCTCGGAATCATGCCCGGATTGCATTCGTTACGCAGCTCGTGGAGTGGTTGCGATCGGGTCTCTGCCATTGCCGAAGCAGAATTGCCAATGTGGTGCAAACTGTAGATGCACAGCTGAGTATTTGAGCGAGATACCCGCGTGAGTTGTGCTAAAAACGATTGCCTTAATTTATCGCTCTTTAAGCAGAGTTTCTGGTTGTGCTGAGTGTTTGCAAGTCTAAGTCACTTATCGCTTTGCATAAGCAACTAACGAAACGCCCAAAACCACCAGTACAGCTCCTGCAATTCGCGTTGGACTGGCTGGATACTTCGCCAGTCCAATCGCGCCGTAGTGATCCAGAAATAGGGCTGCAATCATCTGACCGGCGATCGTCAGTGCTAGCGCCAGCGCGGCTCCGATCCTCGGTGTTGCGAAGATAGTTGACCAGACATACAACGTGCCTAAGCAGCCGCCAACCCACATCCACCAAGAGGTTTGAGCCAACGTAGTCGAAGCGGGAAGGGGATAGCGTGCAGCGAAGCAAATCGCGAGCGATGCTAAGGTTCCGGCAAGGTATGAAATAAAGGTCACCTGCATGGGTTCACCCACATAGCGTCGCAACAGCGTGTTCAGCGCAACTTGAACAGGTAGAATAGCGCCGCCAGCCAGTGCCGCCAGCAGGTAGATCGTCCGTCCATTCATTTTAGAACCTCTCGTTCTATTTATCTCGATACTAAGATACTTGATGCCAAGATTATTATAGGAGTTATTTTGATGTCAAGATATTTAGTATTCAGAAACTTAGATGAGTGAATTGGACGATGGAGCTTGATCCAGTCGATCAGATTTTGGGGCAATGGCAGCGAGAACGTCCTGATTTAGATGTGTCACCCATGGGCATCATTGGGCGAATGGGGCGGTTAGCCAAGCACTTAGAACGAGCAATTCAAAAGACGTTTTCAGACTTTGGTTTAACCGCTGGAGAGTTTGACGTGTTAGCGGCGCTCCGCCGTTCTGGTCAACCGTACCAACTGTCACCCACCGAGTTGTTTAACACGCTTATGGTTTCATCGGGGACGATGACGCATCGTATTGATCGCTTAGAACAAGCTGACCTGGTGAAGCGGACTCCTGATCCAAGCGATCGACGAGGCATGCTCATCCGGCTGACAAACGAGGGCTTTACTCTGATTGAGGAAGCTGTTGAAGCTCATGTTGATAATGAACACCGAATTCTGAGCGTTCTGGAAGCGCCAGAACGTGAAGCACTCATCCTATTGCTTCGTAAACTGTTAGTTTCGTTCGAGGAGTAGCGGTTGAAACGAATTTAAGGCTGATTAAAGTTGAGCGATTATCGAAGAAATGCGGCAGAACAAATTGTTGGAGCGGCAACCAGAGCCTTTTCGCTTTGTTTCGGTTTTGCTTGTCGCCGCTCAACCGCGACGTTAGCCGTTAAACGATCACAAAGTGGGACAAACGAATAAGCGCTCGGTAGGAATTCCAAGAGCAGTTTAACCCACTGCTGACAATGGTTTTTCACGTCGATCGCGGCAGAATTTTACAGCATCAATTTACGCCCGAAGGCTTTCTCAGGGCTTACATGCGAATCGCTCGTGTGGGCGAATTGCAATATCGCAACACGGACGGAACCGAGCGAACTGAAGTTGTCACGCCAGAGGTTTTGTTTAACAAAGACTCGATCGACAGCTTCAAAATGAAGCCCATCACCCTGTTGCATCCGCCAGGAGGACGGGTGACGCCTAAAAATGCTCGTCAGCATGCACGTGGGCTGACGGGTCATACCGCCATCATTGATGGTGACTTTCTCGGGTTGGTTTCAACGGTTCTCGACGAGGAAATGATCGAGGAAGTGATTTCTGGTAGGACTGACCAAACCAGTTGTGGTTACGATGCTCCCATCCGATTGAGAAGTGATGGCAAATACGATCAGGTAGAGCGCTTAGGCAATCATGTGGCTGGTGTCCCTCATGGTAGAGCCGGGGTAGAAGTGGGCTTTCATGTGGATTCGGCTGATGAGTATTGGCTGCACATTCGCAGTGATCGCGATGATGCTGACTTTGACGAATCCCGCATCAAGAAGCTGCTGAGTACAGAAACCTTGATTAACCGATTGATGAATCTGGATGAAATCGATCGTCAGGTCAGCGTGTTTGTGGGTCGGGCTAAATCCGATGAGGGAACAACAGAGCAAAGCAATCAACCCGCAGACAACCCTCAACCGCCCACACCAACGAAAGCTATGAGACAAATCACGATCGGTGGAGAAGTATTTTCCATTGACAACGACAAACTCGCGGATTCGGTGCTGAAACTGCAAACTGACAGTGCAGAATCAGATGCTAAAGCAACCGAAGCAACCAAACGCGCCGATACCACAGAGGCAAAGCTCGAAGTCGTAACGGCTGAAAAAACACAGCTCACGCAGAAATTAGACGCAGCAGAGAAAACCCGTTTAGACGCGGATCAAGTCTCTACAGAGGTTTCTGCCCGTCTGGATGCGTGGAGCATTGTTCTGCCGCTGCTGCGAGTGGACAACGCCGACTATCAGCCTGATTACAAACTACCTGTGGCTGACATTCACAAGTTAGCGATCGCAAAGAAGTTTCCAGAAATCAAGCTCGATGGCAAATCTGAGGATGCGATCGCAGCGATGTGGGAGCTGACCGCGCCTGCGCTGAACAAAACGGCTCGCACTGACAGTTCTGAAAGCTTACGTGACTTGGTGACGATCGCGCAAAACACCGTTCACACCGACGCGATCGATGCTGCCAGCAAAAAAGCAGCCAACGCTTATGAAACCGCTTGGAAGCAAGGAAGTGACGACTAATGGGAATCACCAATTACGGCGATTTAGCACGTGGGTATGAAGGACAAGTTGCCCGCATGGAAGACTGGGTAGCTCGAACTGGCTACAACTCAACCTCTGCCATTATTCCGTTTGGACGGACGGTTGTTCGGGGTACAGGGTCATCCGGAACTGATGTTGCGATCGCGTTGCCTTCTGCCACAGGGCAGCAATTCATGGGCATTTCAACCAAAACCGACGTTTGGGAAAAGAACGAAAAAACGGTTGATGCCAATGGCGACCTGGGTTATGAACCCAAACGTCCAATGGGTTACACGGTTGAAGGGCTGTTCTACGGCTATGTCGAAGAAGCAGTGCTGCCCACAGACACCGTTTATTTTCGCCACACGCTGAACGGCGCACCAGGTGCTCATGAGCGAATTGGGCGCTATCGCAATGATGCGGACACTGCCAAGTGTGATGCTGCCCCACGCTTGAAGTTTCTCGAAGCAGCAGGTCCCGGTTTAGTTCTGATGCAAGTCATCAAGGGGTAATTTGACATGACGACATTTCGTACCGATAGCGCTGGCGCAATTCTGAAGCGCTGGCTAGAGCAGAAGCTTCCTGGCGTTCTAGAGAAGCGTTACCGTCAACTGCAATTTGAGAACGGCTCGCTTGTGCCCACAATGGCGGACTTACAACCGGGAGCAGCAACCCTGGTTCAAGAGCAAATGGAAGTGGTCGGTGAAGCCGCGATCGTTGCAGATGAAGCCTTCGATATCCCCTTGGCAGATGTGGGTGCAGAAGAAGTTCAGTTCAAGATCATTGCAGTCTTCTCTGGCTTCCATTTCACGTTTCGGCAGATGCAGGCAGCACAATTTTCTAATGTGCCATTGAGCGATAAGAAAGCATTTGCTGCTCGTCGCGCGATCGCGGAGAAGATGAACAAGATTGCGGCATTTGGTGCGGCAAAATACGACTGCACCGGCTTCTTGAACAACCCTGATGTGCCCGTCAACAACAGTTCATTCAATCCAGCTACGGCGACGGCAGACGATGTGATCGAGTGGTTTATCGATGAAATTGTTGCCATTGAAAGCAACACCGAACTCACCGAATCTCCCACGCTGGGGCTTGTCACCCCTGAGCTACACGGCATTTTGCTGAAGAAGCGAGTCGGTGATGCAAACCTCAACATCAAGAGTTATATTCTCGCAAACACGGGCTTGACCGATATTCGTCCGGTCACAGAACTCAAAAGCGCTACTCTCGAAGCCAATAGCGTACAAGCGGCCAGCACCAACAAAGACCGCGTGATGCTCTACCCGCTCGATCCTGAGATTGTAGAGCGTCATATCGAAATGACCAAGCCATTGCCTGAAGAGTATCGCAACGCTAAATACATCACACCGATGTATGCGTGCACCTCTCCTGTGATTTGGAATTTCCCCAAAGCCGCGCGGTCAATCGATTACGTCAAAGCATCGTAATTACTTGTTGTTGATTTTGTAGACGCCATTACTGTTGTCGAGACCTGAAATCTCCGCAGTTGTAAACCATTAATTTGGAGAGTTCAATGTGAAGCTAGTTCTATTCCGTCCTGAGAAACTGAATCCGCCTCTTCGTGGGGAGCAGTACTACGATCGCTTGCGTCTCAACCCAGGCACGAATCATCGGTCTGAGGATGAGGTCAAGAAGCTGTTAGCTCATCCTGACTATGCTCAGCATAGTGAATGGGGCGCGATCGAGGTGATTGAAGAGAAGCCTACTGTCCCTAAGAAAACCACTGTCGAATCCGGCTTAGACAAACTTTCTGAGGAAGATGCTCAGAAAGTAATCGAAGCCACCTTCGATATTCCGATGCTCGAAGGCTATCTTGCCAAAGAACAGCGCAAAGCGATCGTGAATCTGCTGAATCGTCGCATTACTGAGCTGAAAAAAGGTAACGCATGAGCCTCTCGCCGTTTCCCACTAACGCGAAGCTGACATTCCATCTCCCCACAGGACAGACCGTGACAGACCCAGCAACGGGCAATGTCATTTCTGTTCTGGGGGATTTGGATATTGAATGCTACCTCAAACCAGATGGGGTGCAGAGCAATCGGAGCATCGATGCCTCGCCGGGAGTGCAAACGCCATCTGAAGCGATGAGCGGGCGCATGACAAACCCGATTTATGTGCCTGCTTCCATTCCAGTTCTGGCCGAGGCAGATGCGATCGTCGGTGGCCAGGTTGGAAAGTTCTTAATGCGAATTCCCACCCAAGATGTGTGGGGCATTCGCGATGTGTTGGGAGACAAAATCTATGGCACGTTCACTGCGCTTAAGGAGACAACGCCAGTGCCTGTAGTAGATAGTGGCTTAATATCTGCGATCGCACTTGAGTCTAATCGCCTTGTTGCTGTTGTGGATGGATTGTTGGTTTATGCGGATCAATCCATTCTGAGCCATGCCTATGCGATCGTCGGCATGACCAAGGCTCCCACGAATCCCGGTCAAGCCGTGGTGCTGTTGTCAGAAGGTGTGATTAATAGTTCTGGCTGGAATTGGACGCCGGGAGAGCCGTTATTTGTAGGCTCAAACGGACTAATCACCCAAGATGCAGATTCAATCACAACTGGCTTTCTAGCTTCAGCAGGGCGAGTGATTAGCCCACAGCAAATTTATCTCGACATTGATGAGGAGCCGATTTTCCTGTGAGCTTTAAACTTAAACTCAATGCAGCAGCCCTTAAAAAATTGGATGGCGCGATCGCTAAAGCGTTTGAAGAAACCGTGGAAGCATACGGGGATGAATGTAAGAAGGCGATCGAATCGCCCATTTGGGAGTGGGACGGTATTACCCATCGACGCAACGGCTCGATCGCATCCAGCCCTCGTGACATTGTTGATTTGGGTGATCTGCGCGATTCGCAGGCTGTTGACTTTAGCGATCCAAATATTGCAACAGTTACTTACAACGTTGATCATGCAGCTGCTGTTCACGACGGGCATGTTACCAGCAACGGCTCAATCGTTTCTGGGCGTCCGTGGACTGAAGAGGCTGCACGAAATACCGATTTTGAAGGCATTATGGGCGAGGCGTTGAAGCGAGGATTGTCGTGAGTAATCAGAAGTATCGCTATGAACTCTGTGCTCCGTCTGGTGAGGTTGTGAGCTTTGAATTTCTTAGCCCTGAAGAGCGCGATCGCTTCCGAGGAAGCCTCAATCGATTGCTAACAATTTACCGAAAGCAACTGCTTCAAGAGTTGCAGGGAAAAATGGATGAAATAGCAGCCATAGAAACACGCTTGTGAATGTTGTAGAACTCCGCACCCAAATTCAAGAATTATTAGTTGATGATGTGGGCACTTATGCCCTGACAGGTGGCGTTACCACACCAGCGGTGATTGTGCTGGATAGCGGTGATGTGCTCAGCGATCGCACCGTTACAGGATTAGAAGTTGTTATTCGTCGTAATCCCATTTCTGATGAAGGTAAAGCGACCTTTGATGCTGTGAGAGCTGCAAAGATGTGGCAAGTGTTTCTGGTTCAGTGGGGTGGCAATTACACTCTGGAAGCAGCAAAGGATAAGCTCAGAAGAAAATTCCCTAACACACGCGCCGTGACCGTGAAGGTCGAGAAAGGCAGCGGTGTCAGGGAACAAGTGTCAGTCAAAATCCCAGACGTTGATGAATTCGACGATTGGCTTTAGACGCTGAAACCTTCAACTTCTTCGGCTTCTTCGACTGCTTCAACAGGTGCTTCTGGCTCAGCTTCAACAGGTACTTCTTCAGCAGGTGTTTCAGGAGCCGTCGAAGTTGGAGCAACGATCGCAGAAATTTCCTCATTCAGTGCCTCAACACCTTGAGTTAGTTCTACAAGAGCAGCCTGCTCTTCTGACTCTAGACCCGTTTGCATTTGAGCAATCTGCCCATTCAGATTCGCGATCGTGGCGTCTTTGGTTGTCAACAAATCATGTGCTTCGATGAGTTGCACCTTGAGTTCTGCCTTCTCAGCTTCCTTGCGATCGACAATCCCGCGAAGAGATTGCACGCTCTTGAGCATGGAAGCTAGAAGCTGATTGTAAAACTGAATGTTTAGAGTGTTCGCCATAACGTTGCTTTGCGATAAGGGACATTATTAGATTTCCCGTTGGTAGGAATTCTGAGTCTGACATCCAGATTTGGAGTAAGTATTTATGCCTAAGAAGTTCCAGGTTGGAGCAGGCAACAAAGTTTTTGTATATGTTGCACTGCTTCCACTAGGCGATCGCACCGAACCCGTTACCATTAACGGTATCGCTACCAGCAATGCTGGCATTACCGCAAACGCAACCACAATCAACCTCGGCGCTGCTGTGGGTGGTGTGGGTATTGCTGGCGGCACTCCCCTAGAGTTTGCCAATGCAGGTGGCACGAAGGTCAAGGTTTATCTCACGGCAGATGCTAAAGCTGATGCTACCGTGTTGCAAATCGAGCCTGCTGCGGCAACGGTTGCAGGGGTTTGCACAGCCACCTATGTTCCGAAGTTACGCCTCTTAGGTGGTACGTCGACCAGCCCCAAACTCAGCAACAAGACTCAAGAATCTTTGGTGTTTGAGGATGAGCTTGGATATGATGACAGTGTGATCACGGGGGCTTCCTGGGAAATTCCTTGGACAGCGAATTTGTTGGCTGATGACGATGCCTATCGTCGCGTCTATTATGCCTCCAGTCATGGAACCTCGCAGCGCGAAATTTGGATTTGGCAGTACGATCCCGCGCCAGTTGGTTACACCACGGGCGATGGCTTGAAGGGTGCGTGCATTGTGACTGACTTTAGCAAAGATCTTAAGTCAGATGGCATCCTCAGTTTCCAGACCACATTTCGCGGAAATGGATCGCCAACGATTCTGCGCTACGCCTAATAAAAAAGCCGAGCAGCCTAGAGGAGTTGAGCGAGTAGGCTGCTCGGTCATATTAGGGATTCCTACGATGATTAGCGGGAATGCTTAGGGCGATGTTGAGCAGGAAATCAGATAATGGCACTTCCTTTTAAAGTTGCACCCTCACGCCAGTACGAGGTTGTTGATGTTGGTAATGAAGAGATTGGAATTCTACCGATTAAAAAGTACGAAAATCTTACCCGTGCTGAGTTTGGCTTCATTAAAAAACAAGATTTATACAACTATCAGTTTGCACTGGCGGCACTGGCCAAGCGAATTTCCCGCGAGACGGGCGCTCATTTTGCCTATGTTAACGATCGCATCAATGCTTACCTATTCGGCGGCTTCATTCAAAATGACCTCGTGACAGTAGACGGCAAAGAGGGCAAAATCACCAAAATTGAAACCGTTGAAGGAAACGAACTCATCACGGTTTCCTTTGGTAGCGATGGTGATTTTGTTTCAGTTGCAGGCGAGGGCATCGAATTAGTTACACCCGCTTGGTATGGCGACTATTACGCAGAAATCACAGCTCTCACGAATAATTATCTAGAGTCGCTGCCCTTCCAGAATTATGTGTATGCAGCGGCGATCATTATCTTCCGTCTAGACTCTAACTGGACACTCGAAGACACGATGAACCCAGAGCTTCTGGACTATGAACTGGTCCGTGAAGTGGCAGCATTTGCTTACAAAGAGAAAAACGGCTGGAATACCGCAGAACCGACCAAGGAACCATCTACAGATGAAGAGCTGGGAAAATCCTTGAAGGAGACGCCGAACCCGACTGGGACGGCATCTTCTGGCGAATCCAGCACTACTGGGGACACGACGAGCGATTCAATCACAGAAACTTCGCCTTCCAGCCCATCAGCCTAATTTTTCAGGCGCTAGAGTGGGGAGCCAAGCTGCATCATGAAGAACTGCATCTGCATGAGTTAGGTATTGCTACCCTCTCTAGTTTGTTTGTCAATGCCAACAGGGGCAAGGACAGCGAGCCAGCATCACCGTCTGATTTTTATTACTTCCAGTCTGCTGCTGAGCATATCTCGATCCCTGCTGCGGCGTGCGATGCCTTCTTTAGTTGTGTGCGGGATGGCATCATGCCTGCGTGGGCAGTGCCTCTCTGCCCGATCGATAAGCTTGAATCCGGTCGAGCAAATGGGCGAGTCATTCGCCCACGAATCTGGGTTGGCGATGGCGTTGTGATATTGCTGCCTCGAATTTCAGGGCAGCAGGTGACGGCTCCATTCGCGATCGTTGACGGTGCAGCGGGTGTTGTGGACGTGAAAGACCCGGATAGTGAGACGTGGTTTGCGGTTGATGTGCCTGCTGGCGATTGCTGGATGTTGGATGCAGAATTCTCACTTGTAGAGTCGAAAATTGTTCTGCTCAAATGAAGTGGCTTGCAGCAAAACCTCTATCCATTGGGTAGGGGTTTTTGCTTTGAAGTAGGAATGTTGCGATCGCAGTTCTTGATCGCATCCCATGACTCAACCTATTGATTGGAATAATCCCTCTGCTTCAGTTAGCAAACATTTCACCGTGGCAGAGGTAACTCAAAACGACGATCGCAGACTCCCTGCGGTGGGTTCAGATGAAGAAGCTGCCATCTTGAACCTGGCAGTAGAACTAGACAAAGTTAGAGACGCATGGGGCAGCGCAATTGGGGTCACATCCTGGTATCGTCCCTATGAAATCAATTTAGCTTGTGGGGGAGTGGTCAACTCTCAACACATCTATGGTTCAGCCGCCGATATCTACACGATGGACGGTCGTGATGCTGAGTTTGAAACCTTCCTGGATGAAAACTGGGGTGGTGGTTTGGGCTATGGCGTTGCCAGTGGACGCGGGTTCACGCACTGCGACTTGCGTAGAGGTGGGTTTAAATACGGCGACGGCGCAATTCGCTGGATGTATTAGCAATTCGCGTTAAGCCAAGAAACATTCCTTTTCTACTATAGGAAAAGGAATGTTCTGTACTAAATTTCAAAAGGTAATTGACCAGGCATAGCAGCTTGGATAACTTCCTCAATCGCAGCTGGCTTCCACACAGTGCCTAGTTGAGCTAAGTAAAGTATCATCGCCAACTCGTCCTAAGTATATTCCAAGAAATCTTCGTCCCTCACCTAATTACAGCTTTAGTTTCATCTGATTCGGCGACGTCTTCTGGAAACCAATAACCCTATGCTTCAGAGCATTTAGCATTCAGATCATCATGACGATCGAGAAATATCGATCGGGACGGGAGGAATATTGGTCACGCTACCGACCCAAAGATTCTCTACGACGCGTGTAGTTTTAGTGGCACGGTCATAAAATTCTGAAGATGAGCGTTGATTGCGGTAGGTGAACAAAATTTGATGAACTCCAGGCTTGACTAGCTCACAACCTAATTTCCCATCCCCTGGCAAAATAGATAAACCTAGAGTACGTTCAGTCTCCCAACGAACCGATAGATAAGCAAGTTGAGGATTGACCAATTTCAAGAAACGTCTCCACCAGCGTGTCATCCATCTCCCAGTGCCCCCATCTACAAAAAGTGAGAGTTGTGCAGGGTAGAGATGAAGCAATGTCTCACCTGGTAGGATGGCGGAAAAATCTCTTTCAGAAGCTTGACAAAGCTGCGTGCAAACGTGGTGGCACGGAGTAACTGAATTATTTTCGCTAAGAATAGTACAACTCAATGTGTTAAAGAGATTAATACATACAGGAGTAGGCGTATTGTTCTTAATCCTTAGTCCAACTTGAAATCGAATTGGCTCAAATATGAGCGCAGGTGTAACAGGCAGAACTGACAATGACACAAAACCCTGAAATTGTACCCCATTGCTCTCGGTATAGTTGTTAGAGTCTTGCGTTTTCATCATTCGGCTCCTGAGGCTAAAGCAGTTTATACCAGCAGGCTGCACTGTTTTGGGACATAAAAGGCATAGGGCGCTAGCAGATGATAAAGCTTAGCTTTGCGTTTCAGAAGATTTCAGCTTGCAACGTTGTGCGAAGTAGGCATCAGTTACGTCAACAAAGTGATAAACCGACTTACACCAACCACCTAACTGATTCCACTTCACTTGAATTCTCTCTCCAACTGCCACACCAAAGTCTGGATGCCGATGAACAAAATCAGGCGTGGCAATTCCAGTCGAATGTACAATCAGATGCCTGATACCCCAAAGAGTCTCCATCTCTTCTGTAAGTTCTGAGCTATACCCACGAGCGCCCATCTTCGTAAGGGTATGAATCCAATATTTCGGACCTCCATCATTGATGAATTTTCTTGCCCATTGAGATCTCAAACCTTGAAGTAACTCTTCCAACGACGAAGCATTAGCCATTTCAGAATATGGAGAAGACATTCCAGATTTTTCCATAAATATAGAATCAGTGCTGGCAGCATAAACAAGCACATCCATGAGATAGGCTTCAACAATGGTAACTATCAACACTGGCATCCACTCGACTCCCACATTGAACCCGGAGATATGTGCATTCCACTTCTCTGCATAATCTGAGATTTCTTGATCGATCTCTGTTAGCTGGTCTAGTGTCAAATTGATCTTCTTTGCTCTACTGCTAAGCTCTTCTGCGTTTAACTCTAATAAATCATTAGGCGCAGAGTAAAAGCTTCTAGTCTTTGATAAGGTAGCTTCTTGGCTAATTCCTTGAAACCCGCGACCCATGAACTGAATGAAGTGCTTCAATTTATCAGTGTTGAAGTCGAAGCTTGCATAAGCTGGGGTGTGCAGAACTGAAGTAGTTGCGGTATCAATTGGTTCAGTCATAGGGGACTAACTTAGAATCCAAGCTGCTCTAACGAAATTGTATCAACTTTACATACTGCTACTCACCCAACGGGATGTAGGCAGTACGGTGCGGGTAGCATTTGCTAGACATATTGAAGTTCGCGTCCTCTTAGAAAACAACCCCTGCTCTCCTAGCGAGAGTAGGGGTTTCCTGTATTACTGCAGCAATTCTAACTCATAGGAACGCTAGCCCAGATTTTCTGGGCTAGAGCATGACTGAAATTGTTGGATCAATCGGGATCGAGGTGGTTCTTGTTGGGCGAGAGAAGCTCAATCGTGACTTGCAAGAACTTCAAACCGTGGGTATTGCCCCAATTGAAGTGAAGCTCAACACTGCATCCCTCAAGAAACAACTGAAAGGGCTAGAACTGGACTGTATCCCCGTTAAAATCTGCCCTGATATTGATGGGCTGAAAGGTAAGCTGAAAGACCTTAAGCTTCCTGCGATCGCGGTTGATGTTCAGCTTAAGAATACGGGTAATTTTCAAACGCAACTGCGAGATCTAACGATTGGGCGCAAACTCACCATTGAGATCGACACCTCCAAAAGTGAGCAATCGATTCAGCGCCTGAATCAACAGCTTGAGCAATTGCAAGCCAACATTCGCACGCTGAACGGGCAGCAGGTTCGGATCAACGTTCCACAGCAGCCCGTTTATCGAGCAATTGCGCCAGCAGCAACACAGGCTCCCATTTCTAGCACTACAGGTGGATACACTCTGCCGCAAAGCCCCAGCGCGAAGCTGAATGTCGATTCTGTTGAAATTCGCAGTGCGATCGCACAGTCTACTTCTTCGATTGTTAGTGCCGTCTCTGCCAAATCATTTGTAACTCAAGAGCGGGGACCAGTTGCCAGCACCGCAACGTCTCTCTATAGCGGTTTTGTTGAGTCGATTGGTGGTGCAGTTCTGCCACTGATGAAAGATGCGATCGTCGGTGGGTTCAAAACTGGGCTAATCGACTTTGAAGCTGTCTTTAAGACCGGGGCTGGACTGTTCAAACAAGGCATCGCTGCTGCAACTGGACCTGCACGGCAGGTGATTTCTGGATTTCAGCAAGGGATTGGCGTCTCGATTTCATCCAGCTTCGCGGGTGGCTTTCAGAAGAAACTAGAGAACGAGTTTGGCTTCACCTTTGAAAAAATTGGTGAAGTTTCTGCCCGTCGACTCATTTCACGAGTGAGCACCGTTGCCGAAAAGTCGGGGGCAGTTGCCAATCGCCAAGAGTTTAAGCAGGTGGTTGGGGCTGGTATCAGCTTCTACGAAGACACTGCCGACGATGGCACGATCATCGGTGGGGCACGCCGCCGCTATCAAGAGGGCTATCAAGCCTCAGCCGAGCGGGTTAAGGCCAGAGCAGAAGAGATTGCGCCAACCTTAAAGGAAAGCGATCGCGATCGCTTTGCGTTTGTTTCAGCAGGGTATGCGGGGCAAGGTGGCCAAGGTTCACAACAGCTTGCCGAATCCCTCAAGCCATTCCTCAATCAGAGTGAAGTCACTGCTGTTGCAAACACAAATACTGATGTCAGATTTGATGCACTAAAACAACCAATTCCCTGGCTGGTGAATGCCATCACCAATACTGCCAAAAATGGGCTGGTAGGCAGCAATAAGGACGCTGAAGAGATTGCCGCGCAAGCCTATGCTCGCTACCTCAGAAATCCTGGCTCGCAAATTGATTTAGTTGGGCACTCAGCAGGCGGCTTTGCAGCTTCAGATGCTCAGCAGATTCTCAAAAAATTAGATGTGCCCTCACGGGCAGTATCGTTTGGTACACCTCAATTTGGAATTCTCAACCCGAACCCAGAGAACAACCAAGCCTCGATCGGAGCACTAGACCCATTAAGCCCATTTAGTCTCGCTTCAAAGAACTCAAAATTCTACACCGACTCGACCGGAGCCGGACACCTTGCACCGTCCTACCTCAAGTCAGAATCCTTTCAACAGGACACGCAAAATTTCCTCTATCAATCTCCCAAGCTGTTTAGCGATAAGGGAATTACTGCTAAGACCGATCGCGATGTGGCCACTGTTCGCGAGAGTTTAAGTGATCTGGCACGCAAGCAGGCAGCGCTAGAAAAAGAAATTGCAACGGCTAATGCAGAAATAGACAAAGCCCAGCAGGACTACGAACGCAAACAGCAATCATTTCGCAAACGTGCTCGCAATAGTGCCAGAGTCATTTCAGATCGCAGGGCATTCGAGGCAGACCCAGCCGCATTTGCTCAGCAGCAACGTCAGCGTAATACCATTCCTGAGCCTGTTTCTGATGAGAGCAGAATCGGCACTCGAATTCCCAAAGCTGGATTATTAGAAGCAGGTGTTGAACCCACTAAGCAGGCATTTCAGGCTCAAGTTAAGGCGAATAAGGAACGATTCAGGGCTGAGTTTGATGCAGCCAAATCTGCCACAGGTCCAGAGAAGGCAAAACGGCTCCAAACACTGCTAAAAGCATTGGATGATGAGCAAGACAAAATCGAACAAGACCTGGCCAGAAAACTGGGCAAAAACATCACAGGTGTTCTGGCGAATTACAAAGGCTTTATTCGCAGTTCTGGCGGGCTACGACCGCAGGTAAAAGACCAACTGAGTGCTGTTGAGTCTCGGTTTGGAAAATTCGAGAAACCTGCAAATCCTCAGACTGACGCCCAGAAGCAAGAACTCGATCAGGTTGTTAAGGCATTTAACCAAGGCTCAGATGTTGGGCAGAAGACCGGAACAAACGGATTTTATGCCATTGGTGCATTGCCTGCATTAGCAGGATTAGGTTCTCAAGGTGGTGGATTCGCTCTGCCGAGTTTGGCTCAATTAGGAGCGGGTGCAGGTGCGATCGCATCATCTCCGTTGGGCGTTGCGGGTTTGGGTGCAGCGGGGATTGCCGGGGGTATTGCGGCGGCTCGTGCCGCGCGACCGATTCTCGAACCGATTGCGCCGGTGCTCTACAAAGATGTGGGGGAAATTGGGCGCAAAGCAGGCGCATTGCTGCTCGACGGCATTCAATCGCGGGTGCAGGGCACAAAGGACTTCTTCTCAAGCCTAAAAGCTAGATTTTCCGAACTGACGAAAGAAGCTGAGTTTTTCAATCGTGGCTTCGGAGTTGGAAGATCGCAAGCAGGCGTGATCAATACCCTCAACCGATTCGACACGGGTAAGTATAACGAGCAGCTCGATACCCGTCGCATTGATCCACGTCTCACCAATCTGGGCACGACCTATGCGGCTGGTGCAACCGTCGCGGCAAATGCTGGCGTGTCTGTTGGCAGAGATTTGCAACGGGATGCCCAGCGCACAATCGTCAATCCGGCTGGTGTTGCTAAAGATGCGATCGCAGGCGTGATCAGCAGCATTCGCAATCCTATCGCTTCACTCGTTGATCGCATCAAGCAAGGTGAGCGAGTGACGCCGCGTGACACGCTGGCACAAGTGGCTTCTGGGGCAAGGGATTCATTTATCTCTGGTCGCGATCGCGTCTTTGGTTCTGTGCGGCAGAGTGTTCAGGAGGTTCGCGCAGGTAAGTCATTCAACCCGCTAGAAATCGCAGGGCGAGCGGTTGGCAGTGCCAAGAGCGGCTTTGGTGCATCCTTGTCAGGCGCTCTGGCTGGCGCAAAGTTTGAGGGCAAGTTTGGCGGCATTATTAACGATTTCAAAACACTTAAAGCCCTCTTCAGTTCTGGCTTTAATGCTGAGAAACCGTTTGCCGCACTCGCCGATCGCGTTTTTCCTGGCTTAAGTGCTCAGCTTGGCAGTGTTGTGAAAGGGTTCCTTGCCTTTCAAGCTTTATCGTTCCTCAAAACGTTAGTGTTTGAGTTTGGTGGAGCCGCACTAAAAGCCAGCATCCGACTGGATAACCTCAAGACGGCGCTGAACTTTGCGGCGGGAGGTCCAGCGCAGGCGGCGAAAGAGCTTGCCTTTGTTCGTCAGGAAACGGAACGATTAGGCATTCCACTTAAAACGGCTCAAGATGGCTATGCCAAGCTGAGAGCATCGCTGAAAGGTGCAGAAGGTGGCGCATTAGCTCAAGACATTTTTTCAGGGGTTGGATCAGCCGCAACCGTGCTCGGTTTGAATGGTGATCAGCAAGGGCGCATCTTCACGGCATTGCAGCAGATTAGCTCGAAGGGCGTTTTGTCCTCTGAAGAATTGAAAGGGCAAATCGGGGATGCAGGTTTAGCAGGTGCATTCGGCGTGGCTGCCCGTGCGATCGGAGTCACAGAACAAGAGCTGAATAAGTTACTACAAACCGGATCGATTACGTCGAAGGACTTTCTACCCAAGTTTGCCCAGCAGTTAAATATTGAGTTTGGTGGGGCAGCAGCGAATGCCTCGAAGAATGTTCAGTCTTCCATCTTCCGATTGGAAAGCGCATTCCAGAAATTCCAAGAATCAAGCGGTACAGCTTTTCAGCCTGCTGTTCAGATAGGCGCAAACGGGCTGGCCGGAGCGCTGAACCTCGTTGCTGAGAGAGGAGATGTGCTTGTCAAAGTGATCGGAACGGCGGCTCTACTTCTGGGGAGTCAATTTGTTACGTCACTGGTCGGGATTCCAGGATTAGCTAAACTCGCCGTTACAGGACTCACCACCCTGGCTGGTGCAGTCACAAAAGTGGCGACAACGTTGTTCAATCCTCAGTTCCTGGTCGGGTTTGCCCTTATCACGGCTGGAATGGAGACATTGCGATCGACCACTGAAGTATTTTCTCTCAGTGAAAAGGGCAAGCAGTTTAAAGACTTTGCCGATCAGGGTGAAGCCAGCCTCAAACGGATTGAGGATGCTGCAAAACGGGCGAGAGGCGAAGTTAGCGAAGTTGGACCTAAGCCAGGAAAAAGCACATCGAAGGGCTTTGATCTTAGTTTTGGCTTCCTAGGTCTAACAGGGCTGGATCAATTGGGATTTTCGTTTAAAACAGATGACCTGATCAAAGCTTCTAACGCCCTCAATACTAAGTTTAATGAGACTGTTGGACTAGACAAGGATTTCGCACGCTTCACCACGGTTGAGGAGTTGCAGCAGCAGAGTGAATCTCTGGAGTTCGATCGCTTTCGAGAGAAAAACCAATCTCTCGTCGGGCAAGCATTCGATCGCAGCACTAACACTGATACATTGCTGCAAGCCAAAAATCTAGATCAAGAAATCGGTTCTCTCCAGAATCGTAAAAACCGCTTGGCAGCATCGCCCAATGCCGACAAGGGTGAACTGAAAGCGCTCGATGAGCAAATCCAGACTAAGCAGGCAGAACGCAAGAAATTAATCGATCCATTCGTTGAACGTCAGGCGGCGATTACATCGCAAATCAACAACACAAAAAATTCTCTCACTAATCCAGCTCTCACGGGTGATCAAAAATCAATTCTTGAAGGCGATTTGCAGCGGTTGCAGAATTCTCAAAATGAGCTAGACCGCTTGCAGGGTAAGCTTGGCATCACGACGGATAAGACACGAGATCTCAATAAAGCCTTTGCTGAAATGGCGTCGAAGTTGGAAGAAGTCAAGCGCCAGTCGGATAATGCGTTTAACAAAGGAGTTACGCAAGACCTCACACAACAACTAGCGCAATTTGGCAGTGATACCAATGCCAGCATTAGTGCTCCTGTGCAGTCGGCACGCCGTGAACTGGATAAAGCCAGTGCTGAGTTTGAGGGCAATAAGCAGATTCTGGATGAGCTGGCCAAAAAGCTGCAAGACCCAGAGATCAAGGATAAACTCGCCACTGCCGGGATTGGCTCAACGGGCAGAACTGCGAGTCTTGACTCCTCGATCGCAGATTTGGAGCTGGCCAAAGGGACTGCTAATAGTGACGCCAAGCCCATTATCGACAACCTGATCAACTATAAAAAAGCTCAAGATCAGCAAACAGCACTGGAGAAGGATGGAGCCAGCGCCCGCATTGCCGTGCGTAAGGCAGAAGAGCAAGCCAAACTTGCCGAAATTGAGAAAGCGAATCGTGAGCGAGAATCACAGATTAAGCGTGACTCAAACACAGCCCAGATTGGATTGCTCGAAAAACAAAAGACTGGATCAATTTATGAAGCCGATGCTAGTGCTGAAAGTGCTAACCTGCAAGTCACCAAGGGCAGAGCCGAACTCGACAGCACCAAGCAACAACTCGACGGAATTGAGGCAGCATTTGCAGCGGGCACATTGTCTGCTGAAGAATACGAGAAACAGCGGCGTGAGATTGGCGATCGTATCAGTGATCAAGAGGTGCAGAATGCTCAGAACGAAGTAGCTGCTGTCAAAGCCGCCGAAGCCGCGAAACTGGCTGAAATTGAGCGCTCTGCCCGTAAACGTGAAGCTCAAATCAAACAGCAGGAATCGGCTGCAACGGTGGGGCTGATTCGACAGAAGATTGGCAAGTCCATTTCCGAAGAGGATGCTGGTATCGCCCAAGCGCAGATTGGCTTAAATACGGCCAACGCCCAGAAATCCAGCGCTCAATCTCAGTTGGATGAATTAGAGTCGGCGTTTGCCCGTGGCATTGTTAAGAAGGAGGAATACGAGAGGCGTAGTCAGGATTTCAGCAATAATCTGGCTGATTTGTCTGTACGTCAGGCAGAGCAAGAGCTTGCCCTGAGAGAGGCGACGAATCGTAAGATCATTGAGCAATTTGAGCGCACGTCGAAACTGGTGAATGCGAATATTGATGCTCAGCTCAGCGATCGCAGCATTAACTTTAAGTTAGGTGGCCTCGACAGCAGCGGCTTTGTGGGCATCAAAACCCAGATTGCTTCGGCAACGGCAGAACGGGATGCAGCACAGCAACGGTTCGACCAACTTCAGAAGGAAGATGCTGAAGTAACACGACTCAACACCGCTCAAGTGGTGAATCGCCCAATTGACTCCAGAGAGCAGCAGAAATTTAACTTCTTCAAGGATTTGGGGTTTGATATTGAGGCTCCTAAAGCCACCCAGGAAACGGTCAAAGTATTGTCTGATAAGGAGGCGGAGGATCGCAAACGGCAAATTGACCAGAACTCCAGAGCGCAACGGGATAGGATTGTTGAACTGGATGCACAGATTCAACTCAAAGGCATTCAGGCAAATGCTGAGGCTGAAACACGAGTTCTTAATAACCGAAAAACCGCTTTAGAGTCAGAACTCAAATTAACCCAAGCGATCGCGGATGCCCGTCAAAGTACGCTCAAAATTGGCATTGATCGCACAAACGAGAATATTGACGGGGTGAAAGCGCTCCAGTCGAAAGATACCGGAGCCAACCTCAGAGCAGTGCTACAGCAGCAGCTTGGCGGCAGTGGGGTATCAGGAGCACAGCCAACCGATGTACTAACTCTGACCCAGAATCGTCAGGCATTGGAACGAGAAGCCGATGCGGAGAAGTTAGCGGCCATGCAGGCTCAGCAACAACTTGAGCGGGAATCGTTAGCGATTCAATTACAGCTTGAGAAGGTTTCCGCAAGAAAGGCACTTAACGAAGCAAAAGTCGCTGAGAATGCTGCAAAACAGAACGTTCTGGACGCCCAGAAAGAATTGCGCTTAGCAAAGAAGTCGGGTAATGCAGAGGAAATTTCGTCAGCGCAAGACTATCTGAATTTTGCTCAGGAGTCGCAAGGTTTTGCTCGTGAAAATATAAACATTAATCAGGAGCAGAACGCGCTGATCGACGAGCGGATTGCTAAAGAGAAACAAGCTCAGTCAGTGCAACAACAGACTGCCCGTGATGCATTACAGGCGGAGAATGCGAAGAATGGACGTGCGAGAGACCGCGAGCAGGCACAACTGAAAGATCAGCTTTTGGCTCAAGGATTTGGGGGTGGAGGCGTTGGAGGGGCGGGATCGTCTGGGGGTGGAGGGCTAGGCGCGTCTGGAGGACTGGTTCTCTCGGGCGGCGACATTACCGCTTACGACAATGCCCGTCGTGCATTTAGTCAAGCGATCGCGGGCAATGAGTTCCGTGGGCAGGAAGGGCAGAAAGAAGCGGTACTGAATGCGCTCAGCCTCAGCTCTGGCAGGGAGAAGGAATTCCTCAGCCTGATTGCTTCTAAGAGCGGGTTTGGTGAGGTAGCTGACTTGACTAGTAAACTTGATAGCTTCAAATCAGGACCAAATGCCATCGGCGTGGCATCGGCAGTGAACAAAGCCGCAACGAGCGGCGGCGATGTAATCGGGGCGCTGAAGCAGATGACCGATCGCATTGAAAAGCTGGCCAACACGCCACGCAGCTTAAGTTTCACAACTCAAGATCCCGTGAGTGACTACGCCAAGTTTATGAATGAATCAGCAGGCTCCAGCCTACGAAATCTTTAATCCTCCCAAACCAACTCTTGCCAGTTGGAAAGTAGGTTAGCCCAGTTGGAAAGTAGGTTAGCAAAGAGAGGGCAGGAAAGTTTCCGAGAGCTTTCTCTTGTGTTTATGCCTTGGATTTTAACGGGAATGGATAGATGAGCAAAAACGCTCAGATCGCCTGACTGCAATAGCTGTACTGCTCTTCTCAAGAGTTAGTTTTTTAGCTCGCTACATTCAGCAATAAAATCAACGAAGGTTCGCACTTTCGATGAAAGATATTTGCGGCTAGTATACATGGCATAAAGCATGTTAGCTGGCAAGCGATAATCCAGCATTACCCTCTCTAGATGCCCGGCAGCAATATCGTCTTCAATCAGCCAAGTTGGTAAGAATGCCAGACCCATCCCATCTATTACCGCGTTGTGCATCAGATTTTCATTGTTAGTCCGCAGCACCGACGGCCCAATCTTAACGCTTTCTTTCCCAGTTAGTCCTTCAAAGGGCAGTTCACCCTCTGAAAGTGACAAATACGAATAAGTAATCATTGCGTGCTGCGATAAATCTTTCGGTTTTAAAGGGTATCCAGCTTTGCGAAGGTATGACGGAGAGCCTACTATGCAAAATGGAACAGGTGCAATTGGATGTGCAATCAGGTTACTAGGAGGAGATTGAGTCACTCTCAATACCACATCAAACCCTTCTTCTACTACGTTAACCATTCGCCCACTTAAGTCAATGTCCAAGGAGACTGCGGCAAACTGGGCCTGATAATTAGCAAGTATCTTAGTAAATGTGCGATTGGCAAACCAAACTGGGGCACTAATTTTTAGCACCCCACTCGGTACAATTGTGGCTCGGCTGACCGTTGCTTCCACTTCATCCAGGCTATCCAATATCTCGCAACATTGTTCAAAGTAGACTTTCCCGATTTCAGTCAAACTTAAATGCCGACTAGTGCGATTGAGCAAGCGACCGCCTAAATGCTGCTCTAGGTGCATAACGTGTTTGCTAACCATTGCAGCAGACATTTCCATGCGATCGGCGGCAGCCACAAAGCTTTTCAGTTCTACAACTCTGCGAAACACCCGCATACTCACTAATGTATCCACTTTGCCCAAGCAATATCAACTAATAGGAAATGATCCATCAATATTCTATCTATTGATGAACTAATAGTGCACAGATATAGTGAGTTATATAGACCTCGTAGCCAATACCATCAAACAGAACTTCGATATGATAATGCCTGAATTTCCGACCTACTTTGTTTCTCACGGTGGCGGCCCCTGGCCCTACATGAAAGACCATTTTGGTCAAATGTTCGATCGCCTCGAAACTTCGTTACAGGATATCCCTCGCCAATTAGGAGTGGCACCCAAGGCAGTGTTAGTAGTTTCCGGGCATTGGGAGGAAGAAGACTTCACTGTTTCGGCGAGTCCAAATCCTCCGATGATTTACGATTATTCAGGATTTCCCGCGCATACATACGAAGTTAAGTACAGTGCCCCAGGTTCACCGGAATTGGCAAGTCGCATCCAATCGCTGATTCAGGGTGCTGGATATTCAGCCCGTCTTGACCCGAACCGCGGCTTTGACCACGGGACTTTTACAGTGATGTACCCTATGTATCCGCAAGCACAGATTCCTGTCGTTCAGCTTTCGCTCAAGCGAGGTTATGACCCAAAACTTCATTTGGAAGTAGGACGAGCATTGGCTCCATTGCGGAAGGAAGGGGTACTCATTATTGGTAGCGGATTGAGCTATCACAATCTCAGGGATTTTGGGTCAAAAGGTGCAGAAGCATCACAGCAATTTGATGATTGGCTTCAGCAGACGCTGGTGCAATCTGAGCCAACACAGCGAGTTGATAAACTTATCCACTGGGCTAAAGCACCTGCTGCACGATTAGCTCACCCACAGGAAGACCATTTACTACCGTTGATGGTCACAGTTGGCGCGGCCCAAAACGATCCAAGCGCTTGTGTTTATCATGATGAAAACCTCTTTGGCGGTATTGTTTCGTCTAGTTTCCGATTTGGCAATGCCGCAGCCTGACGTTCAACAGCCAAACCCAGATCGACAACTACGCCGACTACACGAACCGCAGCGCAGATTCTAGCCTAGAGGGTAGGAAAGATAGGGCAGTTTGAGCGTTGCCCTATGACCAGAACCTTGACCCTTAGCATTGATGCCTTCTCACTGGCCTTGGGCGATCGCACGTCTTCACGCTTTGCCCAAGGTGGCTATGAACGAATCCTTGGCGAAACCGGAACCACGGAATACAGCTTGTTCGGCAACGCAATCAGCGACGGTTCGCTATTTGAGGCAAAGTTTGTTTGGACAATTCAAACCTACCTCGGAGTTGAGCAATGGCGAGTGCTGTGGGCAATTTTTGCTAGAGCAGAGCGACATCGGCGCAACCAGGAAGATTCTCGAATCTATCTTTCAGATACAATCCAGCATTACGTTGAAGATGAGATCGCACCCACAAGACAAGCAGCCGGACCCATCACCACAATCGCTGGCGGCGGCATTGCCTACCCTGCTGTGTTTGCCGTTCGCATGTTTGAACCCAAAGCTGAAGAAACTGGCAGCTTGCAATACCGCTATCTCGCTCGGTTTGTGCTGAAAGAACTTGATCGGGTGGTGGCATGACGATTAACTTGAGCATTCGCAATTATCAAATTGTTATTGCCGGATTAGACTGCACGCCTGGGGTCGTCAGTTTTCGTGGCAGCGACTCGAAGCTTGATCAATCTGGATTAGTCACATTCACTGGCGAGATTGTCTTAGGGCGTCCAATTGGGTTTGAGAGTTTGGACGATCGCAGGAATAGCCGTTGGAGCCGGGGTCAAGCGATCATCGTTCAAATTGCTGATAGCTCTGGGACACTGCGCCCATCTCCGAGAGGTGGGCGATTATTTATTCTCGATAGTGGTTTCGATTTGAAGACTCGCAAGCTAACGCTGCAAGTGGGCGATATATTTGCCCTGATGAATTTCAAAGAGGGCAAGGGCGATAAATCGGGAATCTGCCTCGGCACAAGCACTGCGCGGGGTGAAATTATCAATCGATTACTAGCAGCGTCGGGATGCCCAAGCCTCATCGATTCGGTTCCCGGTTCTCTGGCTCACCCCTCCCCACGGCTGCTAGAAGGTAACTATCTACAGCAGGCAGGTGCGATCGCAGCAGCAGCGGGCTACTTTCTCTGGGTCGATAGCAATGGACTCGTCAGAGCCAGCAGCATCAATGCCCAGCCATCGGCTCCCATCCTCAGCCTGAATGCGGCGAGTGATTCGGCAGACTATTCCCGGCTGGAAGGCGATCAACCTTCAGAAGAGGTGCTGATTCGCGGCAAGGTGACCATCGTTCGCAAAACGGGCGACACGACCGAAACCCAGAGCGAAGAGTATGGACCTGCATTACTAGCGGGGTCATCTTCTGCGTCAGAAATTATTACCAAGCGCACTCGGACGCTAGATCAGTTCGATCGCGCCAAGAAGCGACGCACAGTGCAAACCTGGACCGCACAGCCTGAAGGCTTGGTGATTCCAATTGACTTCGTGCGGGATGTGCCTGCATTTGGTCGGACGGCTCTCATTAATTCAGAATATCGAATCGAAACTTTTCAGTATGAGGTTAATGCACCCCTCACAGGCAAAGCCGGGGAGAGTAAATGCAGCCAGGGCAATCAAGGTCGGCTGCTAGAGCACATCACGCAGGTTTATGGACTGTTCGATTCGACCTTTAAGGAGATTTTATCGACCTATCCGAAGGCACTCGTTCAGAATTTTGCGCTTGGCACGTTGGTCCTGATCGAAGAAACGCATGTGACTTACCGCTATGAGCTAACGCCTGCGGCAGTGACAACCCCAGCCCTTGAGGATGACGACCCACAGGATATCCCAGAGCTAGAGAAGCTGGGGAATGGACCCAAAATCACCACCCGCACTTATAAAGCCATCGGCACGGTGATTCCGGCTGACTTTGGCTATAAAGCTTTACCAGCCAACGTGACACAATATCGCTCCATGCGATCGATGCACGAAGCTGAGCAACAAATCCAGACGTGGCGAGAGCGGACGTTTGGCGAGTGGCAGAGCGAAACGCAGGTGCTAAAGGTGATTCCAATTCTCTATCCAGACTTGACTGATACCCTGCGGGAGAAGCTGATTAAGCAATCGCTCTTCTACGATTCGGCTAATTTGATGGTGCTCGTCGATGCCAGCAATACCATCGTCACGTCCAATTCTGGGCAAGCCCAGCCGCCCGCGCCGGATACCTATTCCCCACCGTTCACGACTCAAGACATTACGGTGTCAGGGAAGGGTAAGTTCCCGGTCGATGCAACTCTGCCCTTCCGCCCGCGCCGGAAGGAGTTGAGCTTTGAATATCTCTCTGCTGTCGTCGACTCAGGTGGGGTGAGTGGGGGCATTGCCAATGCCAAAGCCGAAGCCAGTCGACTCGCCTCAGTCTGGGGCAACATCTACTGGGGACGCTACAAAGGCGCAGCAATTACGACGGATTTGAATGATGGTTGGTTTGCCTATGCTCCGCTCTCACGAGGCGACGTGGCCGAATCTGACGGCACAGCAGCCTATTTAATGGATGGGTTTGCGATCGCAATGGCAGAGCGCCGTTGTGTGGTCAGTTTTGATGGCATGTTGCTCGGCTTTGTCGATGCGGATCATCCTGAAATCATTGCTCCTGTTTATAAACAAACCAATGAAGGGGAGTTTGCACTTGGCTTCAGTTTCACGAGCCGCGATCGCACGTATGACCTCACTCCGATTGAGGACGTGGGCGAGTTTACACTTGGCTTTACACTTCGTCCTCAGTCCGATATGAAAGCCGGGGCTGCACTTGGCTTCAGTTTTGTGGGCATCTCGAACCCAGAGCAGGGCAGACTTGCGATGGGATTCAGTAGTGATGGAGTGGGGTCGCTCGACTGGGAAGAGATGAGCACAGCGCAATGGGAAGAGATGACCCAAGCCCAGTGGGGAAATCTGCTCTAGCCCTTTCAATGTGGTCCTAAAAGTGAGAATTCCATTGCGCTGTTACCGTTACCTATTTGTAGGAATTCTCAGCCCGATCCCATGAGGTTGAGCGATGGCACGATATTTTCATAACGACTGGGTAAGTTATCACTTCGCGCTGCCCTTCGGCGGCGGAACACTGCCTGACGTGGCAAAGTATTTCCTCTGCCTCGCAGACACCACACTATTAACCCGTGCGAGCAGCAGAGCAGACTTCATTGCCGCAGAACTGTTGCAGCAAAATGGCTACGCGCGATCGCAACTCCTATTTTCTGACCCTGGCAGTTTCAGCAACAGCAACAAGCGCTATGATGCACCGCTGGTGACGGGTGATTTTGAGGCAGATGGTGGAGCATTGCAATTTCAGACCGTGTTTCTGATTGCGAATGGACACGCCACCGCCAACAAAACCTTAACTGATGCAAGCGTGAATGCTGCCACGAATGTGATCACAGCAACGGCTCACGGTTTGATTAATGGCAATGAGGTGATCTTTAGCGTGCAGGGTGGATCAACCCTTCCGACTGGCGTTGCGGCTAACACCATTTACAAAGTGATGAGTGTTGCAACTGATAGCTTTCAAATCTCAACCGATGGCGTGACGGCGATCGACATTACTTCGACCGGGGCAGGCACGTTCTATTTGCGTTATGTGCCCGCTCGCATTGTATTGCTCGATGTTTTGACAGATCCAAGACTGTTGCAGGATGGCAAACCGTACTCATACGATCTCTACCTTGCAGGCATGAATACGACTTATGGGGTGGGCGTCTGATGCAAACTGGATATGCTGTTGCCACCGTTGCTGACTTAAGAGCCATTCCCGCGAATCGTCGAGTAAATGGGCTGGCCAGGACTGTTGTATCAAAAAAAAGATGGTATCAATACGACGCCACAAGCGTTATTGATGATGATGGTGATACGGCGATCGTCCCCAATGATGACGCTGGCGCATGGCTCGTGATGCATGCCGATGGTGGTGGTGATGGTGGTGATGGTGGTGCTCTTATAACTGTGCAGAACGGCAAGCCTATCACGACACCAGTGGCGATCGGGCAATTGATCGCAGATGTTCGGGTCGATCGCTCTAATCTATGGATTGCCACAGGCACATCATCTGCCAGCGATTGGCGAATCTGTAGTGCCAGCCCAGTGAGAGTGATTTACAGTCCTC